AGGTACTTTGGAATTGAGGCTGAGCCGGGGATCATACAGGCGTTGGACGAGTATCTGACGGACATCGGGGTTGACCTACGCCCGGAGTTCCTCAAGGTGGTAGCTGGCATACCCGTATGGGGTGAGGAGGGGATGCACACCGAGCGTGGTGCCGGATATTGGGGTCCAGAGAAGGGAATCAGCATATCCAAGCACCCACCACAGACTGGCTATCCTGGACCGGATTATCCCCACCAGTGGCCAGAACGTACACCACGCAGCCTCTTGCATGAGATGGTACACAGGCTTCACGAGACGATGCCCCAAGAGGATCGACAGAAGGTGGTTGACGAGACCGTGGACTATCTGGCGAGGAGTAACCCCCTGAGAGCTACCTGGCTGTGGAATACCTCCCGTGGCAAGAACCCGGAGCGTGATGCGTCAGAGGCGTTTGTCGAGGCCGTGCTCATCTTCCTGGAGGGTTCTCACGAGAAGTGGCCCGCTGGGATCAGGGGTGTACTCGACGACTACTTCAGGTTTGACTAATGGTTACTGAACTTGAACGTGTGATCGAATCCCAGCTTACAGTCCCAGACAAGCAGAACCGGGTGGTGCCCTTCCGTCTGTGGAAGGCGCAGCGGCACTTCATCGAGAGTATGGGGGTGCCCAACCCGCGCAGGCGGCGTGTCCACCTGAAGTCGCGCCAGACAGGTCGTTCCTCCGTTATACTGGCCAGGAACATGATCGATGCCATGTCCACACCCAACTTCACCGTCCTGATCATCTGCCAGGACGAACCCACGCGGGAGCTTTTCCGCCACCACTGCAAGCTGCACCTGAAGGACTTTGAGCGCCAGGACAAGGCTCCCGAGGTAGGGGAGGACAACAAGGACATGCTGGTATTCCCCATCCTGGGCTCCCGCATCCTCTTCGAGACCTCCGAGGGTCAGGGTGTAGGTCGTGCCTGGACGATCAACCGACTGCACGCTACTGAGGTCGCCCACTGGAAGCATCCCGCTACTACTCTCGCGGGTGCCGTCCAGTCCGTGCCCGAGGGAGGAGAGGTAGATATTGAGTCCACACCCCTGGGAGCTGGCGGACCCTTCCATCGCGTGGTGCAGTCCGCTCTGAGGGGCAAGGACTACGCCGACTGCCACTGGGAACTCTACTTCTATCCCTGGTGGGAGACGGATGAGTATGTGGCCGGCGATAACTCCCCCCTGGCGGATCTCTCGGATCACGAGCAGTGGCTCATGGAGAAGCACGGTCTCACCTATGCCCATATCCGCTGGCGTCGGAGCAAGGTGGCCGAGCTGGAGATCTCCGATACTCCCTTCGAGCAGGAGTACCCCGAGGATGAGATCAGTTGCTTCCTGGGGGGCCGTCAGCTGGTGCTCAAGCCAGATGTCATCAAGCGGCTGGTTCGTGACGTGCGCGAGCCCATAGCTAAGGTCAACCCCGCCGAGTCCGCTCGCAGTGGCAAGCTGTGGGTGTGGAAGGAGCCGCGTCCCAACGAGCAGTATCTCATTCCCGCCGACATCTCGGAGGGCGTGGGTCAGGACTACTTCGCGGCGCCTGTCCTCAACTACCGGACGCTAGAGGTGGTAGCGGCCTACTACGACGACCGCGTGGGACCCGTGGAGGCAGCCCGCGTCCTTAGCGATATGGGCCACTACTACAACAAGGCACTCTTGGTTCCTGAGACCTGGCCTGGTGTGGGATATGCCACGGGCCAGGATCTTCTGAACAAGTGGAATTATCCAAACCTTTACTACTTCATAGACCCGAGACATCCCGACCAGGAGACCGATGATGTGGGCTGGCGCACCGATGCCCGCACACGGCCTTTGCTTCAGGGCGCCTTGATGGACTACATCCCGAGTGGAGATCTGGTGGTACCCGATGAGCGGGCCGTGAACGAGCTGGCCGCTCTGATCTGGTACAAGAAGGATCAGGAGAGCGGCACGCGGCCCAAGCTCCAGGCCATGCCTGGGGAGTACGACGACTATGCGATAGCCCTCGGGATCGGTCTGGTGGTTCGGGAGCAGGTTCCCATGCACCGCACAGGAAACCGTCCGAAGCCAAGGAGCTACAGATAATGGCCGATGACTTCATCAGCATTGAGGATCTTCAGCAGCAGATAATCCTCCGTCGCAAGAGCAATGAGATTCGCAACCTGCGGATGGACTTCTGGCACAGCATCTACCTGCTTATCGACGAGAACCAGCTCACCAAGAGCAAGGGTCTCATCCGCTTCGTCAGCAACGAGCCCCGCACCGCTCTCGACTTGGCCCACGCCGTCATGTCTCGGCATCCCTTCCGCGCTCGCATCCCTATGACCCATGAGGACAAGGAGGAGCGTAGGGAGGGTATTGACCTTCTGGAGCGAGGCATCGAGGGTGCCTTTCACGACGTTGACCGCAGGATGAACAAAAGGGGTCTCCCCACCGCTCGTGGCATTGCTGCTTGGCACCTACTTCTGCGTGGCTGGGCTGCTAACCGCCTGGTGATCAGAGATCAGACTCACCCCCTGGACTTTGAGCCCTGGGACATGCGCTTTACCTATCCCGAGTTCGACCGCTACGGTCTGGCCTCGGTGATCTATGAATCTGTGACCTCCTGGGGTGACATCATACGGAACTTCCCCGACGCCGCCGAGGAGTATCTGGCCGAGGGTTCCAGCCTCTATAAGATAGATTTGGACATGATGGTCTCTCAGTACGAGTTCTGGGATCGCAACCAGCACGCCATCGCCGTTGGGAGACCAAGAAAGCGCGAGATCCATCCCAGGAGTCCGAAAGAGGGCGATCTGGTATGGGCGGAGGAGCCCTATCTTCACGAGATTAAGGACGAGGAGGGCGAGCCTACCATCCCCGCCACCATCGTACCTTCCCACGGTCTTCCCATCCAGCACACGCCTCCTGCCTCTGCCCACCGTGGGGGTATCTGGGGGCCAGCGGATCTCGCTATAGCAACCGTGGAGCTTCCCCGTTGGAAGCGATCGGGTGGCTGGGTAGCCGATCAGGGCCGCTCCCTCCTAGCCTCGGTGGAGGACTCCGTTGGGGGTCTGAACGAAATCGTGTCCACGGTCTGGCAGATCATGGATAACGACGCCTTCGGCACCTGGGTGGCCAATACGCGCACGGGCGAGGAGTTCGAGGTGGGTCTGGGCAACAATACTGTCAACTATCTACGCACGGGCGAGAGTATCTCTCGTGTTGCAGGCATGGCTGCCAGTCCCGATGTGTACAACCTCCTTGCCTACATGAGCGAAGAGATGCAGAAGGGTACGCTCGATCAAAAGCTGGTACGTGGTCTCATGGAGTTCAGGGGCAGCGGCTTCCTCCGCGCCCAGATGGAGAACGCCGCGCTCAACTCCCTTGGTCCCTGGGTGCAAGCCTACGAGTTCTGGGCCAGCGAGAACGCTCAGTCCATTATGAACCAGCTCCACCAGGGTTCCGGCAAGCAATTCACGGTCTGGGCCGAGGGCTCCGACCGCCGCCTCTTCAAGATGGAGTTTGGTCCCGATATGGTGGAAGAGGTCGTCCTGGTCGAGATGAAGGCCAAGCCTGCTCTGCCCGACGATCTGGCAGTACGTGTCAACATCGCCGCCCAGCTTGCCAATCCCGCACGGCCGCTGGCCAGCATCCAGACCATCTTCGACCGCGTGCTGGAGTGGCCTGACGCTCAGAAGGAGAAGGATCTCCTGTTTGATGACATTGCGGACCTCGACCCCATTGTGGTAATGTTGAGGTTGCAGAACCGTATGATCGCTCGGGGTCTCCCTGAAGTTGCCGAACTCTTCGGGGACAAAGCCTTTATGATGGCCTTCGTCCAACAGGCCATGCAGGCCCGTATGTTGCAACAGGGTGGAGGGGCTGGAAGGCCGGAAACAAGCTCCCCTGCGCGTCTGCCACCCACTGCTGCGCCGCCTGAGCAGCAGGGTATTGAGCCTGGACGTGAGGGGGTCGCTCCCACACCAGAAGGGGGAGCTGAGGGAGCACAATAATGCCTGACAACAAGCCTGAGTGGTACGACAGCCTAGAGAAGTATTACGAGCTTTCCGGTTGGCAGGACCGGATAGGGAAGCACACCCGTCTCTTCGACTTGGGAGCCGATGAGCGGGCTAGAGTGCAAGAGGACTGGTCCGCTGCCAAGCGAGCCTTTGATGAGTACCCTGGAACCCTGCCCAGGATCGATTGGAGCAAGCCTCCGGCCTCAAGTCTGGAGGAGTCGGAGGCTGGGACGCTACAGCCCACAGGAACGGTCGAGTTCAAGGAAGCCGAGCGGGAGGCAGAGAAGACCGCTGCCAGGTACCTCGTGTCTCCTGAGACAGATCTCTCCACCCTGAGCGTGGAGAATACCCTTCTCCCCGCGCTGGCCCAAGCGGCTGGCATGGATGAACCCACTGTGGCTGCCCTCATTATGTACCACTTCAATACCAGCCCCGAAGCCTTCATCACGAGGTTCGGGCGGCTGCGTCAGCCTATGGTGGACGCTCTCGCCCAGGCAGCCCGATCTGAGGAGGGTCAGACTGCCATCAGGCGCCTCTATGGCGAGCTGGGGCTCCCGCCTCCTGGTGAGGAGGGAGCTGCTGAGCCTACTGCCTGGGAGGGTGGCTATGGTGCGGCCGGAGTCGGGGAGGGAGCCACTGGCGCTGAGTATCCGCCCGGCGCTTACTTCAACCTCCTGAAGGCTCAGTTGGCCCCTGGTGGTCCTGGGACCGCCGGGGAGTTCTATGATGCCATATCCAGGCTGATGTCTCCGTTGGCCGGTGAAGGAGACTGGGCGGAGTTTATGGGCCGTGGAGCCTTCCCCAGTACCTACATGCCCGGCTCCTTCTATACGCTACTGGGCCGATCTGCACTACCTATGGGACTGTCCATGCCCGGCGAGTTCTACGGGATGCTGGAGGGGATGATGCCCCGCGAGATCGCGCCCGGAACTCCTGCCCCGGATGTCGGCTACCTGTCAGCCCTTGGAGGGGCGCCAGCGCCCGAGCTGGGCGCCTTCCTGATGGGTCTGCTCCAGGGTGATCCTGAGCTTCCTCTCCTGATGATGCAGGCAGCCCTCCAGATGCAGCAGGAGAGCGCCATGCCCTTCTTGCAGCTCCTTCTGGGACCTGCCGCTCAGGGTGGTGGAGGGATGGAATAATGCCTAATCCCTACGAAGGCTACGTGGTCGTCTGGAACGAAGACAAGTCGGTCGCTTACCTCAAGACCCCTTGGGGCAAGATCATAGCCAAGTGGTTCAGGGATCGCCCTGCTGACTCTACTTTCGATCCCTTCGAGACGGAGAAGGCGATAAGTGGGGGCGCACCCGCTCCTCCTGAGCCCGCAGCACCACCCACGGGAGAGGGCGTGTACGGCTACGAGGTCGTGTCCGACGAGTTCTGGCCAGGCTTCATACAGCACTACGAGGATGTCTGGGAGGCGAAGGCTGCCTACAGCGCTTGGCTGGAGCAGACGAGAGAGGAGGAATGGGCACGGGAGGAGGAGGCATACGCGCAGAGGCGGGATGAGGAGCGGGCCTACGCGGAGCAGCTCCTACAGGAGAGCCTAGCCCGCCAGTTGGCCCAGCAGCAGGCTGGACAGGAAGAGGCATGGCCTAGTCTGGTGAGTAGGGCACAGGGTATGGGCCTGGGTGCGCTCTCTGCCAGGATGCCCGCCTACATGCCGGAGAGCGTGGGTGGCGCTCTGTTCGACTGGGGAGAGGCCCTTGGCAGCTACTTTGAACCCGCATGGCCGGGAGGCACCGAGCTAGGTGTGGCTCAGCCCGGACCAACCGAAGAGGACTTTTTGAACTACATCATCAATCAGGGCTTCCCTGGGTACATTCTGAGGTAGACCATGTTGGACCTAGCGGGACTGCGATCACGGATGAGGAACTTCCAACACGTATTCAATAGGCGCCCTACTATGAAGGAGAGGGCTGACCTGTTGCTGTCCTCTCATACCTATGGCTCTGGAGCCGCTTTTGAATCCCCCCCTGTCTTGGCCCCTCCTGGTGGGACTCTTCCCATTATTCCATCCCCTATTCCTCCTGGTGGGGGTGATCAGAATGGTGGCGACCAGAATGGCGGCGATCAGAACGGTGGAGATGCTGACGGAGGCGATACCACTGATCCCCTGGACAAGATCCTAGAGGAGTTCCGCAACGCCCTCGCTACCTACATCATCCAGCCCGGCTTCGTGACTGGTGCCGGCGGTGTAGGGGGCTGGAGTATTCCCGTAGCGGACTGGCTGCGCCGGAACACAGGACTGTTGGAGCAGCGATTCCTTGAGCGCTACATGCAGCAGCAGACAGGGGGTGGCGATCTGGTAGAGTACACCCCGATGGACTTCCTGGCTCAGCTCCAGCCCGAGGTTATGCGCCGGATGACACCTACATTCCAACCCACGGGTAGGATGCCCGCAGTGACCACAAGGAGATTGCGTGTCTGATAAACAGGCTGATCGCGTTATAGATCGTCTGGTAGCTGAGAAGGAAGCTGCCTTGGCACAGGGCCGTGCCCAAGAGGATGCTCGCGCCCAGGAGAAGATCGAGGAAGCTAATGAACAGCTCCCTGGGGACAGCGAGCTGGAGAAGTCCCCCGCCGTGATGGATCTCATCCGAAAGCATGGCAAGATCCCCGACGACGTGCTCGCGGAGCTTGGCGGACTTGAGCTAAGAAAGGGCCTGTAATGCCCAATCAGACTACAGGCGCTCCCTTCTTGGAGCGTGTTCTCCGTGGACAACGCAAGAGGCAAGGACTTCTTGGGATGCCCGCCTCTGGCGGGGTGAACGTACCCAGTCCTACGGGTCTGGAATCAGGGCAGAAGCCTCCCCCCAGGCCCACCCCTTCGGGGGAGCAGGTGCCACAGCCACGCCAGGAAGCCGCTCCACAACAGGCCCCTGCGCCCGCTGCCCCTGCGGAGCCCGCTGACTACCCGCTACCCTCCCTGGATGAGGAGTTTCCTGGTGATACGCTCTACGAGTCCGATGGTGGGCAAGTGCTCCGTGCGGGCGCCCTGACCGACCGCTTCTACAGACGCTTCGGTCGGATGCCCACGGATACGGACATGTACATCCTCCATATCCGCAGGGAGTACGAGAGGAACCTGGGTAGATCCCCAACCAAGAATGAGCTACGACTGGCCATCCGGCGCACCTATGAGGCCGGGGCGGAGGAGACCCCCATCTAGTGAGCTGGTTTGAGAAGTGGCAGAAAGCCTTTGGAGAACGAGAGAAGGCTGCTGCGGAGCCTCCCTCTCCCATCCAGAAGGAGGAGTGGGGTCAGCGCTGGCTGGCTGGTTATCACTACCGCCAGGCCCCACCCGAGGATCAGGAGGCCCTTCGGAAGGAGTTTCCCGATCTCTTCGAGTACCTGATCTACAGCGCACCCCCCGCTATCCAGGAGGAGCCCGCCGAGGCAAAAGACAACAGGCAGTGGTGGCAGAAAAGCCTCGGGTGGATTACGGATCGCGCTGGTAACGTCTGGGGTACTGGGCTAGAGGCCCTGGCCGTCCCCGCTGACTTCGTGAAGAGGGTTATGAACTACCCCCTCACCTACATCTGGACTAATGACGTTCCCGATGGCTACTCCCGCTGGGATCTGGCTGCCCTGGGCTTCGACATCAATACCAGCTACCTCACCGGCGGGCCTGAGATGCCTGGTAAGAAGGTGGCCATCCTCAACAGGGAGATGGCCAAGGGCACCCCTTGGGAGGACATCAAGGATCAGGTGGCCGATCCCTGGCTGGATCTTCCCCACAAGATTCTTGCTGATCCCCTGTGGCTCATTGGGGGGGCTGGCATCCTGGCCAAGGCTCCGGGTGGGATAGCCCGTCGTCTTCCCGTCGTGGGCAAGTTCGTGGAGAAGGTCCTGCCCGTCAAGGGTATGGGAGAGGCCGCTACGGCTTCTCAGACTGTCAGCGCCGTGAAGAACCAGATTACCCTTGCTAGGCATATCGCGGGGTTCACTGAGGGTAGACATGGACTGAAGGCGCTGGCAACACTCGAATCACAACTGCCCAAGCTGGAGAAGGCCGCTGCACAGGCCAAACTAGGTCTTGTGGGTCGCCTAATCGAATATGGACTCATCGGTGGGGGGGAAGCCCCCATCAACCTCTTCAAGAGTGCCAAGTACAGCAATCTGACCAAGCTACCCATTGCTGGGACACCTCTGCGGGTCTTCCGCGCCATTCTCGGTCCCAGACCCGCGGATCAGGCGATGGCACAAGCGATGGCACGGACTATGGGTACTGCCAGTGCTCGTGCCCAGGTCATTGCCACAGGCAATCCACGATTTCCCGGATTGGGCCTCCTGGCCAGACTCTTCAAGGTGACACCTCGGTTCCAAGCGGTACAGACGGGGATGGATCTGGACACCCTCCTCACACGGCTGACAGACGAGGCAACGGGGTTGACTCAGGAGCAGTTGGCTCTCTTCATTGATGCCATGCACCAGGGTCCAGGCGGCATCCAAGCCCTTCCCACTGAGATCCTGAGTCGAGTGCCCACCGAGTACCTTCGCTCTGAGCTGGGTGTGAAGCTACAGGAGATCACGCAGGCCATAGACTTCTCCTCCAGTATGTTTCCCAGTCTGGCTAAGGAGTTCCCCGACCACACAACCTTCCGCAGTACCCTCTTCGAGGAGATGTCCAGGAAGGTATCCCCCCAGATACTCAAGTCTTTTGGCGTGGAGGGACCGATGGATGCCACTCAGGGCATGTTGGGGATGTACAAAGCTGTCCTGTCCGTGACCACTCTCAATACCCCCTCCTTCGTCGTGCTCAACGCCATGAACAACCTGGCGACCGTCTTTGCTGACTATGGCGTCGATACCTTCCGTGGGGGCTTCTGGATGCCCGCCATCAAGCGGCATCTGGTGGACGCGGGAGCTTCCGTGGACGAGATCGATAGAGCCATGCAGCCGGGCATCCGCGAGATGTTCGGTGTTGGTCCAGAGGAGTTTAGAAGGGGCTGGCGCAAGTGGGCCTTTGCCTTCGTCAACGCTTCTGGTAACATCGACGCCTGGGCCAGGCTCAAGTCCTGGCAGATAGGCCGTCAGCGGGGAATGGCCTCCACTCTCAGAAACATACTTCCTAATCCCAGGAGCTATCACCTGTATCCTGAGTCCGTCCAGGGGATGGTAGCTGGAGCGAGGAAGTCCCTGGAGAGCGGGGACAACACCATCATTGCCAGACTGCGGGAGGATATACTACGCGGACGTACCCCTGCGGCGGGACATCTCTATGGCATCGAGTGGGCGCGGGATGTGAAGTGGTCTGGGGTGGATGAGCGGATGCTCGATCTGTCTATGGAGCACATGGATGACATCTTCTATGAGGTGGATAGTGTCACCCACTGGGCCACCTCGGAGGATGACGTTATCAAGGGTATTGAGCGGCTGAAGAACCGCATCACCTATCACACCGAGTCGGTCCGTGCTGCCAACAAGCTCCAGGCCCTTGGCGAGATCACACCCGTGAGCGGAGCGGGTGCAACCTCAGCCCGCATCGGGATAGCACTAGACAAGCGGGGGAAGTATGAGATGCAACTACTTGGGCGCTTCCTCCCCGCCCACGACGTTCCCGAGTCTGTCACGGCGGAGCTTCTGACCCCTCTGAGGGATGCCTTCAAGAAGTCCTACGACGAGCGTGTCTACTTGGACGCGCTGATCCACGCCGACGAATCTATGGTGGCGCGTGGGCTTGTCCTTCCCGACGAGTGGGCACGGCTCCAGCGGGATGGTCCAAACGCTCTCTGGCAGGAATACTTCGCCAGGCGCTTGGCTCGCTTCGAGGAAGTCTACGACAATTTGATCGGCACCTTGTCTAAGGAGCGGCCCGAGATCGTGCCCAACATCGAGCGGGTGAGGGACTCGCACCTGGGCATCCTCCACCAGGAGGATACCATGCGGGGGCTGGCCTTCGCAAAGAAGGATCCTTGGAAACTGGTAGAGGGTGTGCCCATTGGGGATCTACGGCGCGAGTTCGACCGCATGGCCAACGAAGCCACTACCTCCCTGGAGCAAACCCTGGGCATGAAGTACATAGACGATGTGGGCTACCCCGCGGCCGACAACCTGCCCTCCGTGGCCGAGGGTATCACCATGAGCAATACTCACGCTCTGGAGTATCTGGAGTGGGTGGAGCCCAAGCTGCTGGCTGACTTCTACCAGCCTCGCCTCGTCCCCCCCGAGTTCGTGGATGAGATGGTCAGGTGGGTGGACGACCTTCCTGGCATCTACAACGATGCCTCGATGGTGGCCACCCGCGTGGGTCACGCTATGGCTGACTGGACGATGCTCAACTATCGCGCTATAGGAAACGCCGATACCTGGCTGATGTGGGTTATGCCCTATCACTTCTGGCCGGTGCGCTCCATGTGGCGTTGGAGTCAGCGCTTCCTGGCCAACCCCGGTCTGGCCTCCATTCTGGCCAAGACCAAGGATCTCCAGAATGAGCTTACCAAGGACATGCCGAGACGGATGGAGGGCCAATTCCCCATGATTCCCGTCCCCTTCCTGGGCGATCTCATGGATAAGCAGTTTGGGATGGGTATGGGCATGTTCTTCGACCCCCTCCAGATTATGTTCCCCGTGCTCCAGTGGTCGGAGGACTTCAGCTACGAGACCCGACAGAATACCACTTTCGGCAGGGTTCTGGACTGGTGGGGTAACAATGGCCCCGGCGTCAGCCCCTTCATCCCGCTGATTGGCGCCCACACCGGACTCCTCGACCGGCAGGAGTGGCTGACGCGCAACTGGCCCCGCTCGCTACCCTTCGGTGTCCCTGGGACTCCCAGCCAGATGGCTATTCTGGCCTGGCTGGAGGGGGATGACCGTGTGCCCATCAACAGGTTCCTCTCCGAGGATGAGCAGGCGCTACTGCTGAAGGGGGCCGGCCTCCCTCTCCACGCCATCCAGCGCACCCTCGGGCTGGACGACGACGAGTGGGACACCTACCGCATCGACAGAGCGCTGTCCGATCTAGTGTCTGAGCGGGTTAGCAATATCAGCGATCCCGAGGAACGGCAGGCCATTGTTGAGGAGTACCTCCGCGCTATGGACGATCCTGACCATCCGCTGTGGAAAGAGGCTCGGAACTTCGCCAGTAAGGAGTATGGCATCCAAGCGCTCACTTCCTGGCTGGGGTTCCGCATCTCTCTCTATCCCGATGGAGAGGACAAGGCACGGTCGCTCCAGCCCATCTTCAGTCGGTACCGCGATGCCGAGAGGTTGGATGAGTTCTTTGAGCGATTCCCCGAGTATCGCATCCGGCAGATTGCCCTGCGTGGCTTCGAGAGCCGCGAGGAGCGGGACAAGGCTCTGCACCGCTCCCTATTCAGCCTTGACATGACCCGTGCCCAGGCCGTTCTGGAGGAGGATCGCGCCGAGTGGCAGGGCATCCAGAGAGAGCTTCAGTCCGATCCCAAGTTCTATCAGACCAAGACGGGCCGCTGGTACAGGGACATGATCGACGAGGAGTACGGTACTAGGATCCGCGAGGACACCCAGGCCATCAACCGGATCTACGCCATGTACGAGGGCGCCCTAGATAGCCCCTCCTATCAGCGGACACCCGTGGAGCGTGGACTCATCCTCTTGGCCAACGACTATTATGACATTGACCTACAGGACTTTCTCCCAAGTGGGAAGACCATAGACACAGCCACGGACGCTGAGATCCTGACAGCCACCGAGCGGATGTGGGATGCCAGAGAGGAGTTCGTCAACAAGCTCCCCAGCCGCCGGTCATCCGCTGTGGACTGGACCAAGCACAACATTCGATACTACGCTGCCTATCTCGTCGCACGGCGAGAGTCCTCGGAGCTGGCCGCTCAGGACAAGTACGACGAGACGGATGCTGTGTGGGAGAAGGCTCGGGGCATCCAAGATGAGGCTACCGAGCTGGCCAAGGGCATGATCACGCGCTCTGAGTTCCAGGGCTGGCTTACCCGCAATCGGGAACCCCCCTCCGAGCTTCAGGTAGCGTTTGAGCAGGCCCAGGAGGAGATGTCCACCTACATGGCAATGGGTGATCTCCTCAACTGGCCCAGGGATGTTCGCCGTGAGTATTGGGAGGGTCACCCCCTGCTGGAGTTCTTCTACGGCAATGAGCCTGACCCCTACGAGGGTGGATGGCCCCCCGAGATGCTTGAGGTCTACGCCCGACTGATGCAGATACGAGATAGCTACTACAAGAAGCCTAGCATCCGCCGGCTGGACTATCTCTCCACGGTATTGGATGAATTGAATATACTCCTTGACATTTTGGACCTGCCTATGGTAGAGTTAGAACAGGTGAGGCCAGGCAGGTGGGATCTACGCTTGCCCGGCATAGGGCTCCCGCCTCTGGAAGAGGTGGAGGAGCGACTTTAACAAGGGAGGTACTACGCATGGCCGAGAACGATGGTCAGGGTAACTCCGGTGCGAACACTGACAACCCAGAGTCGGATGACGACAAGGGTGGTCAGGGTGGCGACCAGGAGCTTACTTATGACAGAGTAGTCGAGGTATTGCGTGAACAGTTTAGCTTCGACCTGGAGGCCCACGTCACCGGGCTGAAGAAGGAGGCTGCTGGGACGGCTGCCGCTAATGCTGGCCAGAAGGCCCAAGAGACCTTCGGGAAGCAGATCGGCGGTCTCAACAAGCAGCTTCAGGAAGCAGCCGCCGAGGTTGACAGGCTCAAGGGCGAAGTCAGGACAGCGGAACTCGCCAAGATGCCCGAGGATCAGCGCAAAGCCGCTGCCGAGCTATTCAAGGCGGAGGATACCGTCAGGAGGCTCGCCCAGCGCGAGAGGGCTGTCAACGAGGCCGCAAGGATCGTTGCAGCCGACAAGATTGCGCTAGAGTTGGAGAAGAAGGGCATCGAGGTGGACAGGGATGCGCTCCTAGAGTGCAACAGTCCTGCCGAGATGAACGAGAAGGCCGCTGATTTGCGAGCCGAGCACGCGGAGAAGGCACTAGCTGAAGCTATCAAGGGCAGCTCCTCCGGCAACAAGGGATCCGATGATAAGGGTTCCGAGTCGGGGAAGAAGCCCCCAGCAGCTTCCCAGAAGCCCGGACAGTCCAAGGGCGGTGCTGGTGCTTCTCAAGCCGGCAAGAAGCCCTGGGAGGACCAGAAGGGTGCGGGGCTTGAGCGCGGCCTAGCGGACGCGCTGCGGTCCCAACGGGAGGCCGACAACAGAGGAGTTTAACCAATGGGTACCTACGGTACTAGCACCCGGCGTGTTGGTGGTATCCCCTCGGGTTATCCCACCGATCCGCATGAGGCTGCCAACCTCAACATCCGCTTCGTCGATGAGCTTGTCGTCGATGTGAGCGACTACAATTCCCTGAAGCTGATCAAGCTGGTTGGTGGGCTCGACTCGTTTGAGTTCACCGCCGGTAAGGTCGAGTGGGTCGAGGACGACCTCTACCGCCGGGCCGACGTGATCAGCGCCCAGCTCAACACCGCTGCCGTTACCCTTACGGTCACN